ATCCAGATTATAAAATCATCATAATTTTTAGCATTACCAACTGCTTTAGAATTTGAGCTCTTTGTTCCTGCGATTTTAACTAAATCGTAGTTTCCAGAAACTGCAGAAGTAGGCTGCTTGAAAGTTGCTGCCGATCCAGCTCTTCCCCATACACCACTATCAGTGTTAGCTTCTTTTTCTAGAATTTTAACTTTAGCCTCAGTACCATTAGATGGGACTGCTAAAGCTGTTCCAGATCCAGTATATGCAAATGTTGTTGCATCATTACCTGATAATCTAAAATGTGAATCAATTGGAGCAGTAATAGTAATAGCTGCACCTGATGACGAAGCTGAAAATCCATAAAATGGAGAATCAGACTTAGCAAATTCAGTATCCATTAAAGCCTCGATTGCAGCAGCAGCATTAGATGCTGATCCTGAACCTACAGATTCAAAAGTTTTAACAGGAAGATTCATTGTTCCTGATGTTGTGTTAATTACTTTAACTTCTGCATTTCCTGCACTGTCTAATACAACAGTTGCCTTGCTTGCTTGAGCAGTACCTGCTGAATATACATAAGTTGCCACTGTTTTAACGTCCCCGTGACTAATAGGACCTACGTTCGATGTTCCATAAAATGCATAGACATCTTTATCACCCGCTGTTAATGCATTTTGAGCTGCGAAAGTTCCGTGGTCTTTTACATACCCAAACTTTGCTGCTTCAAACGCACTACTTGCTGCATTAGCACTGCCGACGATAAGCACTTGTTTTTTTGCCATGATAATAAAAATTTAAAATTAAAAATAAAGTTATTCAGTCTGTGAGCTTTCTGCAATATTCGTCTGGTATCTCTGTGACTCTGTGGCTTCTAATAAGTGCTTGACCGTAAGGTCTACTATTTCTTGATGTGTATGCTCCGCTAACTCACAATCCTGGTTCGAAGATAGGGAAATTTCTGTTGGTGTCCTAATGTAATCTGCGTTCAACCCTTTTAATAGATAACTTTTGTTGTTATAAACTTTAATATAAGTACCATTTATTACTCCAACTGCACTGGTTGGTGTAGATGTAGCAAAAGGATTTCCTAAAATATTATAAGCATCATCAGGTTCAACTATACGTACAGGAATTTCTTTAATTCGTCTTACAGATATATTATCTATTCTACCATTAAAATCTTGACTAGGATTTATTTGGAATACAACATTATCTGATAACGCCTCTAATTCAAACTGTTTTGCTACTGTAGCATGTGTAGTTTGATATATAGTCCTAGTATCTGGAGTAGGAGGAGCTAAATAATCAAATGTAGATGATGTATTACCTGCTGTTCCTGGATTTCCAATAGATATAGTAAAACTACCTGTAGAAGCACTAGTACCTCCAGTAGCTCCTTCAACAATTACAGATATAAGATATTTATTACCTTTTTTTACTCTAATAGATTGACTAAGAACTTCTGTAAAAGCAGCTCCAGATCCACTCGTATGTGTTACGTATCCACTTGCAATAGTCCATTTATCGTCTGTACCATCACCTAGTGTCCATCCTGTAGCTGTTGAAAAATCACCGTTTGTAATTAATTCTGGATCAACACTACAATCATCATATAGTATTTCTGCTCTAGCATTAATTAAAAACATATAATCTGTAGGAAGATCAAAGTCTTCATGATCCGCAGTAAGGCTCGGAGTAGTAACATTGTCATTATAATCTAATACCGTAACAATTCGTAAGTCATCCGCTCTTTTCTGGGAACCATGAAGACCTGTTCCTTTTGGATCTGAGATCGCCCAAAACCTTTGTTTAATAAACCGTTCTTGCATTTTGTTTAAAGCAAAGTCTATCTCCTCTGGTAAAAAAGTATCAAAGGAACTAGAAGCTACTTTTTGTAGCCCTTGCTCTACCGCATGATGCATTTCGGTTACAGTCATTAACTAAAAGTTTTAAGACGAGCTTTTAAAGTAGTATAGACTTCAGAGTTTTTCTTATCCTTAAGATATAAAACCGTCTCTTCTAAACTATCTCCTATATTCTCATCTCCGTTTAAATATACATTTCCAACTCTACGCAATACTCCATTAGTTATACAATCCTGGATAAATGCTTGATGTTGAATGTTCTTGTCTTTGGCATAATCTAAAAATTGAGTAGGGTTACTCTCTAATTCATTTTCAAGAGTTATCTCCTTTTGAGCTTCATCCATTGTTTTTGGACTATATCCATAAACCATTAATAATTGATTTACTTTGGATTCATCTGCTGTCAATTTAATAAACTCTTTATATGCCTCCTTGCGCCTTTTTACATTAGAAAGTTTTTTCACCTTCTCTATCTCCGTATCGTACACAAAATATTTGTATGTACGTTTAGATTTTATTTCTGCTTCATCCCTTGCAACATGTGGATGTGCACACGCAAATTTATAACGAATGAAATCCATTAAATTTATTGGATTTTCATCTTCGTCTACTCCTATTTCTAAGGAGGTACCTCCATGTTCAACTACTACAGTCAAATTCTGATAATATGTTTTAACTTCTCTTTGAAAGTTAACATCTTTAGAATCGACTCCAATTACAGCTGGAAGGTATTTTTGTTGTTCTCCAAAAGTTAAACCTGTTAAGATATCACCATTTGAAGAAAAAGTTGACCCAATCTTACGTTTTGCTTCAGCATAAACGTGATCAGGAAGGTTAGTTGCATTCGCCTTTCTTTTAATAACTACTTTTCTTGTACTCATGTTTTATAAAATTTACTATTAATTAAAAATACAGTTGGAGAGGAGATACCGAAATACCTCCTCTTCTAACTGTATAAAGGAAAATTATGATTTCACACACTCTAAGTGCAAACAATTTGTAGCTCTTCTAATTGCGATACCAGTCTCTTTCATAAAGTGAACTGACGCGCCGTCTACATCATTTGCTCTCATAGCGTTACCACCTGCAAATCCTGGAGGAACAGAAGCACCAGCTACTGCCCATCTTACTAACTCTCTACCTTTTCTAGATACCATCTGTACGTTGGTTTCACCATCGTAAGTTGACATATCTAAGAAGATCATTCTGTAAGATTCCATTGGTAATCCAGACACAGGGTGTTTTGGACTATTCAATGCTCTCGCACCATGATCAAATAGAGGAAGATGTCTTACTGTAACAGTATGACCATCTATGTGTCTATAAGAAGTAAAGAATCCACCTAATTCTAGGCTTGTTCTTCCTCCTGAAATGAAGTTTGAAGGATCAGTATTTTTAATATAAGATCCTGCTGATACCTCACTTTTCATTGCATTGTCAAATTCTTCCATACCACCTAGACCTGTAAACAGAACTATGTTCATGTCTTGAGCATCAGAAGCTCCATATAGAGCATCTCTTACTACTGACTTGATCTTAGCTGCTGTTAATCCAGAATAAGTATCTACGTTAGGAATTTGTTCAATAACACCAGCTCCAATAGGAATTGGTTTGTTATTGTCATCTTTTAAGCTAATAGTTCCATCAGTGGATCTATTGTACTTAGAATACCACAGAGCGTACTCTGTTTCTTCTTTCCATCTAAGCATATGTTGATATTCTTCGAAGTCATACCATAGGTTAGTCTTCTTACCATCAACATTAAATTCGAAGTTAACCACTCTATCAGGCATGTTACCTTCATATCGGTAAGATTTTCTGATAAGAGAGATTTGATTTCTCATTTTAGATGGAGCTACCCAGTTACTTTCGTTACCAACTGAACCAGAAATAGCCGTAGGTGCAAATAATTGTACCCATTTCTTTCCTGCTACATCTGCGTCTGCTACTGCATCCGTAGAATCTGCTGTAACTAATTGTAAAGTGTATACCCAGCCTGCGCCGTCTTCGTATGGATCTTCCATAACTCTCGCTTGGATACCGGATTCACTTTCAATAATGTACTGCTTGATGAACCATTTTTCATCAAACCTTACTTTAAATCTAGTTGAATTAACACCTGTACCATTAACAAGAGCAGAAGCCTGCACAGCTTTGTTTAATCTACCCATCACTGGATAGTCATACTCAATATCATTGATATACTTGACAGCTCCCTGACCTTCAGTAAGGAAAGAAAGAGGGAATCTCTTGTCTTCTCTTCCTGCTAGGTGAGTGATTACTGGTGAAAGTACATCAGGCTGAGTAAGGAGAGCGTTTGCTAACGAGTTTTCGTCAGTCATACCCTCGGCGTTGAAATAATCTTCGTATAAACGAAGTTTTTTTGCGTTGTCTGCTGCCATGATTAATAAAAATTAAAGTTAAAAAATATTTGTTATCCGAATAACTTATTTAAAGATGGTACAGTAGTTCTCTTTTGAGTCTTATTGTACGCGCCTTTATTACCCTTCATTCTTCTGGATGCCGTTTGTGCATTTGATTTTAATTTAGCTTTCAAATTCACAGCTTGCCTTGTAGTTGCTTTGGTATTAATTAGTTTAGATAAATCAAGTCCTTTATAAACAAGGAATTCCATAGCTAAAATGGATTCTTGATCTAACTTATCTCTATCTATTAGTCTTTGACTTCTTCCCTGTTTATCTACAGGAGTAGCCATCCAATTATAGAATTTTTTCTTATCAGCTTCTGGAATTGCAAAATCTCTAAGTTTACCTTTATTGATAATACTTCCAATCTCTTTCCATGTTTGCTGAGTCTGTGCTGCTGCTGTTTTAGCTTCTTCCGCTTGTCTTTGCAGCATTGTTTCTTTATTCTTACTTTGCACAGATGCTATTTTTTTAACAGCTCTAGATGCATTTTTATATAATAAATTAGCATCTTCATAATCTTGGATAGCCTCTTGAATCTCTTCAGGTTCGTATCCTTGCATATCTAGAAAAGTTTCTACTACTTTTCTTTGCATGCCTGTATCCTTCTCATTGATTTGCATCTTGGAAAAATCCATTTGTTTTGCTGCAACTTCAAAAT